GCTGCGCGAGCTTCCGTCAGTTCCTCCGTTTAGATTTAATTGAATACGCCAGGCGTTGGTACCGCCAAAAGGATCCGTGCCATAGTTTGCCGTTAGCACTGGCGCAGTGGCAAGGCCCTGGTAAGCCTTATCCCATGCAGCATTACTGAAATCGTTATTATACGTCAGTTTTTGGGTACGCTGGGGTTCCAGGAGAATTTTGGGGCAGCTGCTATTTGTGTAGTCTAAACGCGGTACTCCGCTTGCTACCGTTTCCAGCGCACCGCTGGCGTTTACGCGGGTAGCCGTACTGGCGCGGGTAAAGGTTAGCTGCCCGTCGGTAGTTAATGGTTTTTGGGCATAGATTTTCCCGCTTTTGTAGCCGCTGGGGACTACAACTAGGCTAGCAAGGTCGTAAAATGGCGTACTCATAGCAGGTTTGCGATTGCGTTTGTGGTGCATACTTCGGCCTCAATAGTTCCGCTGTCGGCCAGTACATAGGCCTCGTAAGCGTCCCAAATCGGGGCGGCGTAGTTTCCACCAGTAAAGATAGTTATAAATTGTGCGGCATTCATAAGGTGCAGGTGTTAAGCTCCACTACGCCACCGTCGCCGTAGACGTAGGCATAATAGGCTAGGTTCGGGGGTAAGTAATTAGTTTGCTGCATTACGCTTCAAGTTCAAAGGTCGGACGTTTGACCAGCAAATTGTTAGGTACCAGCTCATAGCTGAAAAACTGCACGTACGTAGCCTTACAACTGTCCCAGGTGTAGGTTAGCGAAATGGGTATGTAATAGCTCAAGCCCCAGTACCCAAAGTGCGTAAAGCGTGCCGTGCCGTGCATATCTATTTCGTAATACTCCTGCGGCTGGCCGCGCTGCATATTTAGGCGCTGGGCCGTGATTTGCAAAAGGGCGTTAAACGTACTTACGCTGGTGCCACCGTCGAAACGGTACTCTATCCAGTCGTCAATGTTATTACCTGCCGGGTAAAGTAGTGCCTGGGTGCTTGGCGTGCCCGACGTAATATCGCCCAAACGCGTGCGAAGCTCAACCTTTTCGCCCATGATCCGCGCGCTGTTGTCTGCTCGGTACGTGGTTTGGTTTTGCCCGGTACCGTCTAGCCGTATGTCGTATTTCATGGTCGGCGCAGATAGGCCTAGGCTGTCGCCATCGGTTTGTACTACCTCTAAATAAAGCCATACCTGGTCGCGTCCCAAAGCTGGCGTAGCTGGCAAATGGTAGTTATTTAGGTTGTGCTCTACGTTAATAACCCCCGGCACACCGCCTGCGGTAATGTTCCCGCTTTCTTGAAAGGCCATGTACAAGTTAGTGCCCCAAGTGCTAGCGTTCGTGCTTTGCGTCCCGTACACCAGCCATAGCCTAAATTCTATTGTATAATGACTGTTATAAGTTCCGTCGTAACTGGCGCGGGTGCGCATGGTCGTACCGAAAAAGTCGAAATGCGTAGTGCCGTCACCCACGTAACTGCCCAATGGTATGCCCTGCGCGGTCGTATATACCGGGTTCGAGCTGGTGCCCGTAATTACCGTGTGCTGGACCAGGCGTAGGGTGTCCTGGTATGCAAACTGCGTGCTGCCAAATTCGTGTACTATGTCAAACTGCTTAATGGCCGGTAGGTACATTTTGGTACCGCCAGCCTGCACGGGTAGCGTTTGGACGCTTGTAAATGCCCGACGAACTAGAAAGGTCCCGGCCATTGTGTAAAAGCTGAACGTCGCGTCGTTAACGCGCGTTAGGTCTTGAAATACAATGTGCCCTTTGTCTTGGTACATACGCAGCCCAAAGCAGGTGCAAATGTCGTTTATTACCTCGCGGTATGTCCGGTAGTTTTTGTTTTCGTCGTAATAAAACAGCGCGTGCTGCGAAAGGGTGTTGTACAGCCCGTCATACTGGAAAGGAAATGTTTCCAAACCCTGGCGCGTGGTGTCGCTTACCGCTATGCCGTCAAATAAACGCTCTAGATCCAGGCGCGTGAAGATGTCGCCGATTTGGGTAATAAGCCTTTTATTCCCGGTAAACGTGTACATGGAACTTGGTAGGTCCATTTTGTAAAATCCGTCTACCGCAATAATGGTCATAAAACGCGTACCGTTAATTACCTCAATGCTGCACGCTGGTGGGGTAATTACTCCAGCCCATTCCTTACTTAAGCCCTTCCAAAGCTCCATGTAAAAAATGCCGTCTGCGTCCTTGGCTACCTGCTCCAGCGCAGTGCTAAAAGCCGTGGTGCCGAACTCCGCTTGCAATTCCATGCGGCTGGGTACTATGCCTGGTATGTATGCGTCCTGCGCGTCGTACGTTACGGACCAGCTAGCCGTGTTAAACTCAAACGGGTTATAACTGATTTGGTCGGTGTCGGCAAAAAGCTTAATGGTGTAGCCCTTGGAGTCCGACCAGGCGAAACGCTGCTTTGCCATTAGTTAGTAGACCTTAAAAATGTGTCCGTGCGGCGGTTCATTAGCTGCATGTCAAAGCCCTTAAGCGTGCCAACAAGCTCAATAATACCGCCTTCTCCGAATATGCCACCCAATCCGGTGCCACTTGAAAGGCCTTTAAACGCTTTTCCAAATGAAAGGTTTGGCACTAGCGTGCTCATAATTGCCGCCAATGCTGCGGTTACGCCTACGGCTACCGCCATTTGCGTAATGTAATTTTTAAGGGCCTTGCCAAGCTCCTCGAAAAAGTTTGTACCGTTCTCCATGGCGGCGTTAAAGCTGCTTACGAAGATGTTCCCAAACTGCGCGCCGATTTGGTTTAGCAGGCTCATTTGTAGGGCAGCTAATTCCATTTGGTCTTTAGCGCCTTGTATCATTTTGGCGAACTCGTCGTATGTTGGAATTAAAGAGCTTTGCAGTACATGATTTTGGTACTGGTAGCTGTGCGTTAATGGCGTTAAACCTTTAATGTCTAGGTCGCTTATTTTTTGCTTTGCCCCGTCCCATATTTCACCGGTAGCACGTCCGATTGCGTACTCGGTATCTTCAATTTGTTTTTGCAGTTGCTTAAAGCGCGCGCTGCCTATTTGCACATTTTCCAGCTCCTTATTAAACAGCTCTAGCTGTGCGCGCATATTAGTTAGCGTCTGCTCGCTAAAATTGCCAAAGTTCAATACCGGGGGTCCTGCGGGTAGGTTTGGCTGGGTAGCACCTGGGCCGATAGGCTGCAAAGCGCCTGCCAGCTCACGTGCCCGCAGTATGGTTTGATCCGTGATAAGGCCGTTCATTTCAAATACGATGTCGCGCATGCCGTAAAGGCCGCCCTTCATGTACGTGAAAAACTTATCGAAAGTATCGTAAAATGAAAGCGTAGCATCTTGCAAAAAGACGCCGGTGCTAGCTTTAAAATTCTCCCAGCTAGTGCGAAGCCTAGCCATTTTGTCCGTAGCCGTTACCGCGGCTTCGCCCATAAGGCGCAGTTGTTCCGTGGCAATTTCACCGACGGCACGGCTAACCTCGGCTACGCTTGCCGCTTCTACGCTCACGCCATTAAGCTTGCTGCGCAGGTGCGTGGCACTGATACCAAGGTTATCGAGGATTAGCGGCGATTTACGGCCGATACCGGTAATAATTGATTCGACCAGGTAGTCGACCTCTTGCCCGGTTTCCTGGGCACGGCGTGTGGCAAAGGCGAGCAGGTTACCCATTTCGCCAATGCCTATGCCAAAGTTGCCCGCAGCGGTTGCCCGCTTCATAAGCTCCAAGTCCGTAACCAGTCCACGGGTGGAACGGCGTAACTGCTCCAGGTTGGCCTCACCGCCAAAGCGAGCAAAGCCTTGACTAACTTTTTGCAGCTCATCGCCCAAGCGCATAGCGTCCTGGGCAAAACTGATAATTTGACCACCGGCAAAGGCTGCGCCGATTGCTTGGCCTAGATTTCCAAAAAGCTTGCTGGTTTCCTTTAGCTTGGCATCCACTTGCTGAATGCCACGGCGGAACTCGCTAGGGTCTAGCCCTAGTATTACCTTACTCGTTACGTCGTTTGCCATGGCTCTGCAATAATGCCCGTAGGCTGCTTACTTTTTGTTCGTCTTCAAATTTTAATAGGTCGGTTTCAGTTACGACCTTTTTTACACTTTTGCCGCTTATGTTGACTAGCACGGCTGCTAGCCAGCGGGTACGTTTCCAGTCCTCTTTTTCGGCCTCTACCGCGTGGCGCATAACAGCTTCGAGCTGTGCGTGCGTCAAGCTTTTGGCTTCGCTAGGCGCTAGGCCTAGACGTCCCACCAGCTGACCCAGTACGTCTACTGGGCCGCCGGCTGGGAAAAAGGGCCGTTAAGCCGCTGGGTAAGTTCGGAAATATCCCAAGTCCCTGCCATAGCCTTAAACTCGTCGAAGCTGGGGCGTCCGTTCACGTCCCAAAACTCCTGCGCATAAAGCATGGCTAGCATGTCTGCCAGGCCAAGATTTCCCATGTCGGTAACGGTTTTCCCCGATACCTCTTCAAACAGAAGCGCTGCCCCCAGCGTAAACTTTTTCCCTTCCATCGCTTTGCCTATTAGTTGGTTCCTACAGTCCAAGCACCGGTACCGTTAAGCGTAAAGCTTACCGTTCCGTTGTCTTTGTCCGGAGCTGATACCGAAAGTTGCGTCAAAATAGCGTCGCCTTCGATTTTGGTTTCTCCCGTTACTGGGGTAACCGTACCGGCCGCTACCTGCGTGATCCGAAGCTTGACCAGGTCGCCGACCTTGGCGTAAAGCTCGTCTGCGTTCCACTGGGTGGAGCTGTCGTCGTCGAGGATGGTGCTGCCCGTAATGCTCCAGGTCTTGGCGCTCGTTACGTAAGTGCGGAATACTGCCGCGTCTTTGCTCGTGGTTTCGCGCGTTTCCGCGTTCATTTCGAAGCTGGTTTCGGTTTCCGACGCAAACGCTTTGTAGGTCGTTCCGCCGTCCACGCTCATGAATAGGCGAACTTCGCCGCCGCTTAATGTAGCCATTTTAGTAATTGATTAAAAAAGTGAAATCTGCCGCAAGTATTACGGTTTCGTCGTCTTCGTTGTAGAACATTTGTAACCCGTCCATAAAGGCTAGGGTAAAGGTAGTTTCGGCTGCTACGCCCATTTGCTCGGCCGCGCAATCCTCGCCTTCTAGGTTGCCTGCGTCCCCGGTTACGTACTGCTCGTAAAGCGGCATAACGCGCGGGTAATGCTGCAAGTTGTGGCGTATTTGACTGAGCTGCGCCTGCGCCGTGTCGGCGTCTGCAAAGTGCATGAAAAGGGTAGCGCTCACGCGCTCGGCTTTGTACTCGTCTTTGGTTTCGGTAACGTCAATACCGTTCAGCCGTATTACTATAAAATCTTCGGCTACGCCCTGCGGGGCTGCATACGAGTACACTGGCACTGCCGTGCTGGCGTTAACCGCGTCGTATATGTACTTTAAGTAGTTCACCGCAGGTGTGCTTTAATCCGCTTTTGTACAAAGTTAGTAATAAGTTTCTGCGCTTTTTCAGTTACATTGTCGCCGTTTACTGCGGCATCAATGAAGCGCTTTGCCTTAAAACCCTTTTTAGTTCCACCGAAAAGCTGCCAGGGGGCGTAATATGCACCGTCTTTGTCTTTGCTGCGCAGGCCGATAACGACGTAAGCCTTTACTGTACCCTTGTTTGCAAAGCTGTCGATTGTCTTGTAAAGGTTGTAGAATGCTCCCTTCTCGTCCTTCGCTACGGTTTCACCCTTACGGTTGCGGTACCTGGCTTTTGTTCTAACGCTATTGTAAGCCTCTTGGCGGGCTTTTTGAACCACGGGTGCAGCCTCACGCTTTAGAATCTGCCGAAGCTCCTTAAAACGCAAATTTTCGGGGGTGCCTAAAGTTTTAATGCGATTGCGGAACTGGTCAAAATCTTCTACGCGTCCGCTTTCGCTGCGCAAATAGACGGTCTTACCGCGTGCCATTGTCCCGCAGTCGGGTTTTAACCAGCAAATAACGGCGGCGCCCTTCGGGCACGACGCTGATTATATCGTAATCTTCAGCGCCAAAAACTAGGCGCCAGTTGGGGCGCACTGGGTTTCCGAAGCGCAGGCGCCAAGTGTACACCGCTGAGCTGGTCATTTGGTCGTATGGCATAGCCTCGCTTCCGGCCTGCGGCAATACTTCGCGGCCCGCGTAGAATGTACCCGCGCTGGCCCAGGACTTGATTACCTGGCCGCTGTTGTTGGGTACAGTTGTCGGCTGAAAAAGCTCTACGCGCAGGTCAAGCATTAGCTAAAGTTTTGGCGGTAGCGGAATGCTAAACGGTCGAAAAAGCGGTTTGTATTGTACGGCAAGTCATCGCCGTAGTCGTAACCAAATTT